TCGCGCGGGTTCGCTTCCACGCCGCTGGTCTTCGGGGTATAGGGCGCCTGCAACCAGGCGGACCGGCTGCGCCCTTTCAGGCTGACGCGATCCTGATTGAACTGGCGCGTCCGGTTCGGCACGTCCAGCAGGAATTTCCACGCATGGCCGTTGATCGTGGCGAGCACTTCGCACGCCAGCGGATTGGGCTGCACCAGCGGATAGGCGTCCGGCCCGGCCAGGGTGGCGCTAAGGCTCCAGCACCAGGAATCGAAATCGGTTTCGACGGTCAGGGCGGTGACCGGCAACGGGGTCAGATCGGGCCAGCGGACCAGGGAGGCGGAATTGACGGTCATATAACTCCTTCGAGCGGGAATTTCGCGCTCGGCCAGCAGGATGCAGGGCGCTTTGCCGAGGCGCAGGCGAGTCCCTGGGAGCGGACAGTGCAGCCGCAGGCGGGTCGTCCACGGATGCGGCCGGGGCGGTGGGTTCGGGCGGGGACGTCGGGCGTTGGCGGGATAGCCGGCCTGGCGCCAGCGTTCGACGGCGGCGAGAATCCGCCGGAGCCCCTCCGAGAACGGCTGAAAATCACCGAGCGTCTCCCGGCGGCCGTCGTTCCACGCGCCGATGTTCGGAAGGACATGCAGCGGCAGGCGAACGCGGAAGCGGGAGACCGTCGCCCGTGCGACCGCCGCGGCATCCCGCCAGGCGGCGAAGCGATCTCCCACGACGAACGGCGCGCCCCGCCAGGCATCGGCCGCGCCATTCGCCGCCCCATCGCCGTCGCGCCACGCCTCGATTCCTGCGCCGTCGGCCCGCGCGGCGAAACGCCACCGATCCGCGCCAGACCCGATCAAAAGCCATGAGGGGCGCCAACGATCCACCCCGCCACTCCACATCGCTTCGGCGGACTGAAAGCGGCCAGCGCCCGCCAGCGAAGCCGGAAGGCCCTCCCTCCAGGAGGTGGCGGTGGTCCCGAACACGGGGGACAACAGGTTAGGATCGTAGAAGCCGGCGAGATGGGCCGTGGGCCGCCGGGTCCGGGCTGAGAGGCTGGCCGCATAACTATGAACGAGCGCGAGGGCCGCGCGCGGCCGTCGGGTTCGGGCCGAAAGGGTCGCGGTTCGGTCGTCGCCGCCCGCGCCGATGTGCAGCGCGGGATCGCCGGCCGTCGGGTCCCGCAGGTGTAGCGCGGGATCGCCGGCCATCAGCTTTCCGCGATCAGGAACCCGGTCAGCGTGACCTGACCCCCCTCGACCAACGACAGATTGTCGAGGAGCAGCGCCGCGCCGGAACCGGAAAGCCCGACGTCGAGGTCGGCGATGGGCGCGGCGGACGCATCGTAGGCCCGCGCCCAGGCGGCGGTGCCGGAGTGGTCGCAGATCGCGGGGTCGGGCAGGGTCGCCTCAAAGACATCGTCGGTCACCACGCCGGCCGGGCTCGCCAGATCGAAGCCGACCAGCGCCGTCTGCGTGGTGATGGCCGTATCGGCCGTGGCGGGCCGGGGGGCGTCGTAGAGCACGATCCGGCCGCCATCCAGCCACGCGGCGGTCAGTTCGCCCCGGGATTCCCGGCGGGCGAGGGTGAAGGCGATGAAATCCTCGCTCATACGGTGGGCGTCAGGCGGTCGGCAATGGCCGCGTTCAGCGGCTCGGCCTCATGACTATCGAACGCCACCGCGTAATAGCCCCCGGCGATGACGGACAGATCGGCAAACACATACGCGCCGTCCGGGGCCGACACGGTTTTCTTCAGCACCTGACCGGTGGGGCGGTAATGCAGGAACACGCGGTACGGACCCGGCGCGCCCAGGCGATCCACGACGCCCGCGATCGTGCCCGGTCCGGCGTTGTTGTTTTTCCGAAGAATGGCCGACTGCGGCAGGATGCGTCCGGCCATGGCTCACCTCCAGGGGCCGGTCAGGTCGATGAGCGTGGTTCCGGGGACACCGCTATGAACATGCTGAACTCGAAACTTGCGCCCGGCGTATCCGGTGACGTTCTCGATCAGCGTTCCATCCGTCGGGTGCGTCCCCGTGATGCCGTTAAAAAACCCCGGCATCAGCCCGCGCGGAACCGTGTCGCCTTCCCAAATTTCCACCGGCCAGGCCAGCAGCCCGCCGATGGTCGGCACGGGGTAAGCGACGCCGGAGGCATTGCCGATGTTATATCCCGTCGCGCCATGCGAGTAGCGCCGGGTGCCGACCGCGCCGCCGCTTTGGGTGTACGAACGGGCGAGCTTGCCGGTATCGGTTTGATGTGTATAGATTAACTGGCCGTAATAATAAATCGCCGACCCCATGCCGATAAGGGCGCTGTGATAGGAATCGGGCTCCAGATACGGCACCACGTCGCCGAAAAACCCACAGGCGAAAACGGCGGTCGGAACGCTAGCGTCGGGGCGGACGAACCAGTACGCGGCGGCACCGTCGGCGTACAGTGCCCAGGCTCGCGCGTCGCCGGTGTTGTATTGCGACTTCGCCAGATAATCGCCGACGCCGCCGGTCCCGGTATCCACGTCCGACATCGTCTCGAACATCCCGATGTAGGGATACTGGTTGTTGGTATCGTTGATCCGATACAACTGCGGCGTCGCATTGACCCGCTGATAGACGCGCTTGTGGGTCGCGGTGTACAGGATGCTCCAGCCCGCCGGGGCCATCTTGGCGGTGATCGTCCCGGTCGCGGTCTGATTGGAGATGCCGGTCGCATCGAAGGTAAAGGTGGTGGCGCCGGTTCGGGTGATGCGCTTCTCGCCGTTCAACCCGGACGGCGTCGCCCCCGCGATCAGCACCACGGTGTAGTCGAGAAACCCATGCCCGGCGCTCTGGGTCGCCGTGGCGACATTCCCGGACACGACCACGGAATCCAGCGTCACCGAGCCGAAACCGTTCACCAAGCAGGCATCGAGCCAGTCGACGCCCGCCCCGTTCAACCCCGTCAGCACCGGCGCGCCGGCCATGGTGCTGTCGAACCATTTCACGGAGACGGGATTGGGCATGGCGTCAGGCTTCCATCGGAGAGTGGTTGACGTTCTTAATCCAGACCCAGGCCGCCGCCGCCAGCAGCAGCCGCAACGATTGCGGCATCATGGCGTTCGCGTCGTCCAGCAGGTCCGCGCCGAGAAGAACAGTTTCACAAGCGGACAAATAGGACTGGCTTTTCTCAAGGGCCGCCAGTCGGTCGCGGGCATCGCCCCAGGGCTCGGCGCCCGCGACCGCGACCATGGCCGTATGCAATAAGTCGAGCTGGTCGTGACGGAGGCGGCCGAAACCGGGTTCAGGCATCGACGTTCCCCACGAAAATCAGTTCGACCGCGTCGATGTCCCCGGTCGGGTCGGACGGCTGGACGGCCCGGATCAGGTCCACGGGAGTCGCCGCGCCGATGAGATTGAAGCGCAGGCAGTTGCCGGTGGCCCAGCCCGCGCCCCAGCCGCGAGAGTCGATGGTGAAATAGGTTTTCCCGGTCAGCAGGTTGGTCGGGGCGCAATTCTCGCTGATGGTGCCGACGGCGATCAGGCCCAGATTCTCGCCGATGACCTGAAAAGCCGAGGCGCTGGTGAACTTGACCAGAAAGCGGTCGGGGTAGGCCCCTTCGTTCGTCGTGGCGATGGGATACAGAATATTGTTGTACTGCGCCAGCGGTTCCGAACCGATCCGTTCGTCCGACCACTCGGACGTCCAGGTACTTTGCGCGAACACGTTCGCGACGCGCGCTTGCAGCGTGCCGGCGTACAGCACGCCCGACACCTTCGCCTCGTCTTCCGGGTAGACGTGCGACAGCGCCTTGTTGAGGCGCAGCGTGCCGTTAATGTCGGTTTCGACCAGCCGCGCCAGGTCGGCCACCGTATGATAAATCGTATAGGGGCCGGTGTAGCCGGTCAGGTCCAGCGTCGGGCTCATCGTGATCAGGCCCAGCGCCCGATCGATCGTATAGAAGTCCGCCGGCAACCGCTGGCGGTCCACGTCCTCGATGGCGACCCGGTAGAGCCGGACGCGGCCGCAGTCGAGCACCTGGGTGGGGCTGAGCGAGCTTTCCGCGAACGAATCGGTATGGTGGACCAAAACCAGCCGGCCGGTGTTGAAAATCAGCGCCCGGCCGTCCGGCGGCAGGCGGGCGGCGTTCAGACCGAGCAGGGTGGAATCGGGCGGCAGCATCGTGGACGCCACCGCGTTGTAGACGATGGAACTGGCCAGCACCAACTTCGGTTTCCAGATTTTCAGCGTGCCGCCGAAATCGATGCGGGCGTCCGGGTCGTACCAGGGTTCGGCTTTTTCCTGCACGGTCAAATCGGCGTCGACCTTCCAGCTTCCGAACCGCGCCTCGATCACGCCCAGCAGCGCGTCCACCCGAATCGACGCGTCGCCGTCCTGGAGCACGCCGGTGCCGTCCACGGTCTTGCTCTTGACCGCGCCGGCCATGGTGGTCCAGCGCAGTTGCAGCGTGCCCGGCTTGAGCGGCGCCACCGGCGCGCGGAACACCACGCGATCCAGCGGGTGCCAGTCCATCGTGGTGACCAGCGAATCCAGCGTCACCGCGTTGGGTTGCGCCGTCCACGACGAAATAAACGCCCGCCCCGTCGAGGGGTCGAGGCTGCCGGCCAGCGTTCCGGCGCCGGTATCCGGTCCGGGATTGCGGTAAATCTGCCCGGCGGTTTCCACGTAGCGGTCATCGCCGATGCGGAACGCGGCGCTGCCGGGCACGAGGGTTTCGGCATAACCCGGCGTGAGGTCGAGGGTCAACTGAGACAGCGTCACGACCTCGGACGCCGAGGTATCGCCGCCGGTCACGCGATACTTCACCGTCACCACGCCGCCGCTGTTGGGATAGAGCACGGTGACGGGCGCCACGGCAAAACCGGTGGTCTTGGTGCTGTAACTGGAAACTGCGCCGGAGTCCAGATTCCAGGACCCGGCATCGTCGGTCATGACCGTCGAGCCGATCGCGGTGTTGGCATAGGTCGACATTACCGCTGCGGCTTCCACGTCGGGCAGGAAATCGAGCGTGCCCGCCGCGTAGTTGATCGTCCCGTCGGTGCCGTTGGGGATGACGAGCGCGCCGGCGCCGTCGTCGCGCACCGTGATTTGGCCTTTGACGGTGGCGAGGGTATAGCCGCTTTCGTGGCTGGACGAACCGGACAGTTCGGTCCGGGTCAGCCAGGGCGCGCCCGCGCCGCCGATGCCGGCGGAAGATGTCGCCGTGGCCACGTAGGAGCCGCCGACGGGCGCCGATTCCACGTTCCATTCCACCTCGACCGAGCCGGGCCGCAGGTTGGGATCGGCGAGCGTCAGCGCCAGGTGCCCGCTTCCATTCCGAACCGGGGCGGTGAAGGTCTGGACGCTGGGCGTTCCCCAATCGTACTCGATGGTGAATTCCGTCCCGCCGGCCGGCAATACGTCCGGCCGCACCCACCATTCGCCCGTCGCGTAGCGAATGGCGCCGACGCCGCCGGTTCCGGTCAGCAGGCCGTCGCCGGCCGGATCGTCGTCCACGGTGTAAGTGGTGGCGCCGACGGTCCAGGAAACGGCGACCGTGCCCGGCGCCACGCCGGGATGTTCGGTTTGCCCGCGCGCGACGGGCGCTTCCACCGTGTCCCCACCGCGCGCGGTGTAGACGGCCGGCGTGCCCCAGGCATAAATGATTTCGCTGCCCACGTCGGGCAACGCGCCGGCGGTGAACTGCGCCGTTCCCGTGCCGAAGTTCAGCGAACCGGACCCGTAACTCGAATCCACGCCCCGCAGCAGTCCGCCGCCCTGATCCTGGATGACGTACCACTGATTGTTGACCCGGTAACTGATCCGCAGCGTGCCCGGCGCGGGAATCGGCGCCAGCGTCAGCACCCAGACGAAGCCGCGATTCTCGGCGGTGACGACCTGGGCGGCGGTATCGGCGACCTGCAACGGCCGGGCCGCCGGCCGGAAGGTGACGACTTTGTTGGCCGTGCCGTAGTTCGGGCAGGCCGAGTTCCAGCGCACGACGCCGTTCCCGTAGTCGACGCTCCCGACGTCGGCGCCCGCCAGGCGAACGGCGCCGTTGTCGTCGGTCAGGGTGGCCCCCGAGACCGCCAGGCTCAGCGTGCCCGGCAGGATGCCGGTTCCGCAGTACAGCGAGGCATCGGGCTTGACGCAGAGGGTGGTGGTGGAAAACGCAATCGTGCCAGCGTTGCCGCCGATCAGGGCCGGCGAATCGCCGCCGGGCGTCACGTCGGGCAGGGCGGTTTCGCTGAAGGCGGTCGGGATAACCGGCATGTAGAGCGAGTCCACCTTGCAGGAAAAATCGCCGATGCCGGCCTCCTCGGTCAGGGGGGCGACCCCGAACAGCGGCACGGCCTCGGCGTTGTAGCGGGTGCCGTAGACCAGCGCGCCGGTCGAAACCGCCGGATCGGCCCGACTGGGTTCCACCCCGGTGTAGTTCCCCTCCAGCGGTTCGGCGATTTCGCACACCACCTCGCGCACCGAATAGACCCCGTTCGCGTCGTACTGATTGCGCAAGGCGTCGGTCACTCGCGTGATCCACAGAAACTGGTTGTCGGACTCGACGCCGGCGGTCAGCTTGACCAGCTCCAGCCGCCCCCCGACGGGCGGGAGTTCGTTCTCCGGCCGCTGCCACAGCACGACCGCCCGCTGGCCGATCAGATGCTGGCCCCACAGCCAGCCGTTCCAGCGCGCGCCGCGCGTGATGGTCTGCTCCAGCCGGTTCTTCAGATCGGCGCGTTCGTCGTAGAACGAGCCGGTGGAAAACAGTGCCACGGTCACGGCCGAATCGGCCGGCGCCGCGAACACCGCCACGCCGGCGTCCAGGTACTTGTCGGTGTCCGGCGAGGTCACCGCCGCGTAGACCTTGCGAATCGACACGTCGCCGGCCGCCCGGTCCACGTCGGACAGGTCGTCGAAAATCTGGTTTTCGACGCCCGAAACCACTTCGGTGGCGGTCATGCGGCCGCCGCCGTCGTCGGTATCGGTCATCCGTTCGGACTGATAGAACTTCAGGTCGGCGACGGTGATAGCCATGAGGTTCCTTTAGGCCGCCGCGCGGCGCGCCTGTTCGAGGGCGCCGAGGAAGGCGGCCGGGTCGGTGGCGGTCGTGGTGGTCAGCGTGCGGCCGGACGGCGCCGCCAATTGGACGGTGTAGGTTTTCCCGGAACTTCCCGCGCTGCCGGCGGCGGGGCCGGCGGCGGTTTGCGCGGTCTGCTGGCGATCCTGCTTCAGGTTGCGCTCCTTGATATCGTACAGCTCTTGCAGCTTTTGTTTCTGTTCCTCGTACAACCGCACCAATTCCTGATTCTGTTCGAGCCGGGCTTGCGCCAGCTTCGCCTCGACTTCGGCCAGCGCCTGGCGCTGTTCCAGTTCCAGGCGCAGTTTCTCCGCCGTGGCGTCGTCGCCCTTCTCGCGGGCAATTTCGGCGTTCAGTTCGGCGAGGCGGTCCTTGGCGTCGCTGGCTTCTTCCTGCATCTGGCGCAGCCGGTCGGTCGCGGCGTCGATGGCGTTCTGAAGCTGGTCGAGGCGTTGCTGGTCGAGCAGGTCGAAGGCGCCGGCCGCGCCCTGGGTGGCTTGCGCCAGCGTCGCCATGCCGATGCGGCCGGATTGGGCCATGGCGTTGAGTTGCTCGGTCAGGCGCTGGGCTTGCAGCGCCTGTTCGTAGAATTTGACCCGAATGCGATCGGCGACTTCGACGGCGCGGTCGAATCCGTCGGTCATGCTGGAAATCACGCGGCTGTTGGATTGCG